AGCTGACCAACTAAACCTAAACCAATATATAGACGAGGCTGGGAAAAAGAAAAAGTTGGTGTGGGTGCAGAGTTGGGTGTAACTATACGCCCTCCACTGCAACGCTCCACTACGAAGAGGTGGGTCGGCAATGCTCGACATCTCCTTTACAGACGCGCTGAGAGCCGCGACGCCGCCACGCGGCGTTAATACTATATAAAAACACCCAATTTCGCACTTTTGGGTGTAAAATCGGGTGTTTATTTTGCAATTTGCTGATTTTCAGCGTTATTGGCGGAGAGAGAGGCTGTTATACCTAATTTTCAATTCATTAGCAACCGTTATCAACTATCCTCATACAAGAGGACTTAGGGGGTAACGGTTGTTTCATTGGTAACACGTCCTATCAAACATTAACGCTAACTTTGGGTACTTTTTTGGGTACCCGCTTTTTCTTCTTCTTCCGGGTTGGAACGATTGGCATCGAAAGAATTAAAGCGTTCCATATTTTCCGCCTTTGCCGCGTTCACAATTTTAATATAAGGCTTCATAGCCTTATAGTCGCTGTGTCCTGTCCATTCCATAATAACGGGCGCGGGAATACCGAGCCGCAGGGCATTAACTATAAAAGTACGTCGCCCGGCGTGAGTAGTTAAAACGGAATACTTAGGCACGACAACCTCCGAGCGTTCACTGCCAATATAGGAAACGATATTAACGGGTTCATCTATCCCGGCTTCTTGCGCCGCGTCGTGAAGGTTCTCGTTCATTTTGACATTACTAATAACGGGCAACGCCTTATCGTTGGGAAGCCCTACGCCGTCGTATTTGTCAAGGATAGCAAGGGCGTATTTATTCAGTTCTATATGAAGCCGCGCCGTCGTCTTTTTTGTAACGATAGACATATACGGCGGCGTTTGTTCCCGGTGGATATCGGAAACGCGGAGTTTTGCGACGTCCGAATAACGAAGCCCGGTAAAGCAACAGAAGCAGAAGACATCGCGCACAGCCGGGAACGAAGGCTTATTAGCCGGAAAGTCATAATTAAGGAAGTGTAGCAATTCTTCCCATTCTAAATATATAACTTCTTTGCAGTCCAAACCCTTAAAGCGGGGGCGGTATTGAAGATGAGCCAGGCCGGAGTAATAGCCGTTCGCCGCAGCCCAACGCAAGAACCAACGAAGGAAGCCCACGTTTTTAGCCACGGTAGTATTAAGTTGTTTTACGGTAGTTTGGAGATAGGCGACGAAGCCCGCGAAGTCAGACTTATCAAACCCTTCTAAGTTATATTTGTGTTTCTTATTATAGTCAGTAAGATGTTTTTTTAGGCTACTGAATTTTGTGTAGGTAGACTTAGACCAATTATTAGTTATACCCATTTCCCCGGTAAACAAGTCGAAGACCTCAAAGAACCCCAACGGCTTTTGTTCCGGCTTCGCTTCTTCGGGTTTGGCACGTCCGGCGGCAAGGTCAAACGCCGTCTTAAATTCCGCGACCGAAGGCGGCCGCTTATTGTCAAGTTCAAACCGGGTTAAAACTTCTTCAATAAGCCCGGACAGGGATATAACGCCGCGATTGATAGCCCCGGCTGTTTCGCCGTGGCTATTCTTATTTCCCAATTTGACGCAGTTATTAACCGGATCCCATTTTGAAGGAGCAATAACGAAGCCGGAACGGATATCGCACCGAAGACCGGCCCACGATACCCGAAGCCTTATGCCGACTTCTTCCGCTACGTCCTTCCCTTTGTTATTGGGTTTGATGTGCAGCCCTATATTTATTTTGAACTTCATACGGTAAGCATATTTCCGCGCCCGGTAAGCAGCCATTTAGCCGAAACGGGATAGTTAGCCGTAAGATAGTGGGCGGCTTCCAATTCGATGCCCTTATAGCGTGGCGTATAGCCCGGCTTCGGAGTAACGCCATAACCTAACCTAAGTTCCCTATAACGGGGCGCACTTAACCCATGAAGGGTGCAGAACGCCTCAAGGGAAGCCACCTTATTGAGTTCGACAAGACGCTCCATCGCCAAGAAGAAACGCCGGGAAATTTCCGCCCTAACAGGGCAAGACGTCCTAACTAAACGTGGCATATCCCGGCGGCTTTTGCATTTGACAGGATAGCGTTATATTCCGCTTCGTCGATAGTTATAATTTCCTTTCCTTCCAAGTAGGCGGCTTCTAAGGCGTCGAAGACGTGGCGGGGGATAAACGGGTATAATTCCCGATTGGAATAGAGGGTATTTATTGCAACTTCCATATAGCTGAGTTATTTTTTCCGAATTTTGCGTTTAACGGCGTTCGCGGGTAAAATGGTAGGAATTACCACCCCGGAAATTAAAGCGCGAATTTGGGGCGTTTCTGCGCGTTTTATGGGTATCACTTTAATACGGGGTTAAAATACCTACTTAACTGAGTTTCTCGCGTTTATATATAATAAGGTGTAGCCAAAATTTCAGTAAAGCGGCACGACTTCCCCGAAGACTACCCGACAGCGGCAGAGGTGGCATCGTCGACCCGGTGGACATCGGCTTTTTTAGTAAGTTCCGTAAGCCTTTCGATAGTCCGCTGTTGGCTTTCGATTATTGAGAGAAGCCGGGCTTTTTCATTTTGGGCGTCGTCCAAAAGTTTAAGAAGGACTTCCGACGGGGCTACTTCGGGCTTCTTTTCTTCTTCGGGCTGATACATATCGCCATCCCCAAGCATAAGCCAAATAGGGTTAAGGCGAGGAAATTGTATGGTAATTTGTTGTAGGGTGTCCGGCATTATAGATTTACGGATACTTTGGATGTAGGCAGAACCCACCCCCACACGCCTACAAAATTCGCGTTCGCTAATTCCTTCGGCTTTTATAAAGCGTTTAAGTCGCTCTTTTACTGTTTCTTCCATTCGTTGAACGGGCTTCTATGTTAATAATTCTTAAAATTTGCCGATTTGTATGGCAAACACTTGCATGGTGTATGGCAAAGTATTAACTTTGCGCTGTGTAAGGATTTCAGGTGCAAAGTTACTAAAATTCCGAACACGAAGCAATGACAAAAATTACTTAAATACAAGTTATATGGACTTCACGACAGCACAGATTAACAGGAACTTCCTAATTAAGGTTAGCGGAGTGAACGGCGACGGCGAACGCCTTAACACCCTCGTAGGCGTTTCGGGCCTTCTTCGCTTGATTGGCGAAAAGTTGGCTAACAGCCTTCTAATTCGTGCCTTCAAGTGTATGCTTGACAAGTGCGTATGCAAACTTCGCCGAGGCTTAAAAATTACCTTCTATTCAAAATAAGCGTACAGACGTATGGCAATACGGACGATAAAAGCAAAGGCCCGCGTAAAAGTGTCTACCGACTTCGGCTATTGGTGCCTCGCCGAGATACGCGGACTTAAAGAAGGCACGGAATTAGAAGGGCGATATAACCCGGTAAACAAAGCGTTCGACTTCACATGGAACGGCAACGACGCGATGCTGTGGATAGGTCAGAACGGCGAACTAATACAGGACAACAAATAACACCATACAACTATGAGCATGAACGACAACCGGGGCTGTAGCGTTTGCCCCGCCGGAAGTGAGAACTACGAAATATTCACTACCCGCCTTCGCGGGAAAAGGGTTAAGCGCGTACAATACGACTACCGAACCCCGGACGGGGAACTTTTCGCTACCGTAGCGTCGAGCCTTACCGAGTGCAGACACCGCCGCGACGAGTGGCTAAGTAAACGGGAAGCCGCAGCGGGTAAGGGCTAATTTGTCCGCCGCCGTATCACTTTAATACAATTAACTTCAAACTTCATACCCAAAAATATGACATTGATAGCGACAACAAACACGACCTTCCGGGGCTTCCGTTCCGGGTTAGACCAAGTAAAATCGGGCGACCTTCGCGCTTGCGTGGCTGACCTTTGGAAGGCATTGGGAATCAATAACCGCAATTCCTTCTATTGCTACCGCGACGGGAAGCAGGAACCGAAGGCAAGCCAGGCCGCCGCAGTTACGGAAGTATTTGCCAAGTACGGAGTAACGGAAAATATTTGGGGGCCATGCGACTAAACGCCGAACTAAGCCCACGCGAAGGCGAGATAGCCGAACTATTGGCATGGGGCGCGAGCAAGAAGGAAGTAGCCGACAGGCTGTTTATTTCTGCCCGCACGGTTGAGAACACCGCCCGTAACATATACCAAAAGTTAGGCATACAAAAGGCTACGGAACTTTGCGTATGGTGGTTCTGCACCAAGTGCGGCGTACCCGTCAGCTTAGACCCGCTTAAACGCGCCTTCATAGCGGTAATTCTCCTGTTCGCCTTCGTTCCGCGTGAGTTCGTTTGCTTCGACGACAACTTTACGCCCCGGACACCAAGAACCGCCCGAACAACAAGAGTACAACGCCCCGGACGCCGGAGCGAGGAAGAAACAGACTTTAACGACTTCTTTACCCCAATAGTATGAAAGAAAGAATCTTAACAAAACTTTTCGGCAAGACCGAAAACGGCGAACGCTACACGTTCGGGCAGTGGCTTATTTACGTTTGGTTTGCCTTATCCCTTTGCATATTGGGGATGACCGAAGACGCCCCGCTGTGGGCCTACGGCTTGATGTTAGCAAACTTCGCCGCCGCAGCTTACAAACTTAACAAATTACCGCTTCCCGAAGACCCGGAAGCAGAACAGGACGACGATGAAGAAGAATAACCCCAACACCCGAATAATAGACCTTACCCTCGGCGAATTGTTGGACGCCGTGGAAGAAAGGGTAAAGGCGACCTTAGCCGGGAAGCCCCAGGCCGACGACAAGAAAAAACGCTACGTCTACGGGCTTAAAGGTTTGGCTAAACTTTTCGGCTGCAGCAAGACTACGGCGAGCCGTATCAAGACTTCCGGGAAGATTGACAAGGCAATTACGCAGATAGGGGCACTGCTTATCATAGACGCGGACTTAGCCCTATCCTTAGCCGGGAAACAGGAAGCAACAGACAACACCCAAAAATAACAGCTATATGAGTAAAAAACTAAAAATTAAAAGCCTTACCCTCGTCAACTTCAAGGGTATGCGCAACGTAACCGTAGACTTCGGCGACGGAGTTACCGCTATAAGCGGACGGAACGGCACAGGGAAGACCACAATCGCGGACGGCTTCGCGTGGCTTCTTTGGGGCAAGGACAGCGAAGGCAACAGCGACACGAAGTTTGGCATCAAGACCAACGACGAGAACGGGAACTACATACCCGACCTCGAACACGAAGTAAGCGGATCCTTCGATGCCATAGACACCGAAACGGGAGAAGTAACAACCGTAGAACTTCGCCGCGTCTACGTCGAGGAATGGCAGACACCTAAGGGAAGCACCGAACGCATCCTCAAAGGACACCACACCGACTATTTTTATAACGGGGTGCCTTTGAAGACAAAGACCGAGTACGATGCGAAGGTAGCCGCCCTCATTCCCGAAGACCTGTTTAAGGTCATTACCGACCCCTACTACTTCCTTACGCTTCATTGGAAGGCACAACGCGAATACTTGCTGCGAATGGCCGGCACCATTTCCGACAGCGATATAGCCGCCAACCGCGCCGAGTTCGCCGAACTTCTACGCCGAGTTACGGGCAAGTCGATGGAGGAATACAAGAAGGAGATAGCCGCCCGCCGCACAAAGATAGAAGCACAATTAGAGAAGATACCGACCCGCAAAGACGAGGTAACGCGCAATACCCCGGTAGCCCCGGACTACGCCGCGCTTGAAGCGGAGAAGGCGCAGATACAGGCAGACCTCGCGGACATAGACGCCGCCGCTACGTCGGCCGCCGAAGCCAACCGCGTAGCATACGAACGCGCCGCCCGAATACAGGGCGACATCAACGCCAAGCGTACAGAGCAGAACCAAATAATTTATAACGCGAAGGAATCCGCCCGTAAAGCAGCCTACGAAACCAACCGAGCAGCAGACGACGCCGCCCGCGACCTCGCCCAAGTGGAGCAGTCCGAAGCAAACGAAACCAACTACTACAACCGGGAGAAGGCCGTAATTACGGCGACCATTGCCACCGAGAAACGCCGCAAGGAAGAAGCCGAACGGGAAGTAGCCGCACTTCGTACCCGTTGGGATGCCGTCAATAACGAGCAGTTCCAGGAAAAGACCTACCAAGCCGCCGGCCCGCTTCTTTGCCCTATCTTCGGGCATCAGTGCGCCGACCCGTCGGCAGTCAACCGCCATCAGTGCGACGCAGCGGCCGCCGCCGAAGCCTTCAAAAAACGCCAAGACGACGAACGCGCCGCCTTCTACGCCAACCAAACCGCCCGGCTTGATGCTATGGACATCGAAGGCCAGGAACTAAACAAGCGTATAGCGCAGCACGACGCCGAAATAGCCCGGCTTACACAGGACGCCGCCACGTTTGAAACCAAGCACACTGAAGCCGTACAGGACTACGCCACCAAGAAGGAAGCGTTAAAGAAGGTCATAGCCGACAACCCCCGCGTAAGCACCGACCCACAAATAGACACGCAGACGCTCCCCGGTTGGGTTGCCCTTCAACAGGAGATAGACCGACTTACCGCCGACCTAACCGCCGCCACCGCCCCGGCTTACGGCATGGAAACCGCCTACCCGTCGGCAAAGAAGGCGCAGCTTAACGCCCGCCTTTCCGAGATAGACCAAAAGTTAGGGCTTCGTTCCACCATTGAAGCCAACGAACGCCGGATAGTGGAACTTGACAAGGAAGCCGCTACGTTGGCACAGGAGAAGGCCGGGCTTCAAATCGAAGAAGGCCTTATAGACGACTTCGTAAAAGACCGTATGGCGGAAGTAGAACGCCGCGTTAACGGGCTATTCGACGGCGTGGAGTTCCGAATGTATAAGAACTTAGTAAACGGAGAGAAGGAACCCGACTGCGTGGCATACATTGGCGGCGTCCGCTACCAAGACAAGAACCACGCCGGGCAGATAAACGCAGGCCTCGCCGTGATTAACGCCCTTTGCGCCTTCCACGGCGTAACCGCGCCTATCTTCGTCGATAACGCCGAAAGCGTCAACACCTTCATCCCGGTAAACAGCCAACTAATAACGCTGTCCGTGAGTACCGAAGACAGCCTACAAGTCAACCACTATTAACCCCCACAGCTATATGTGTAAGACCCCCGAACTTCCGGCTACCATAGTGGCAGCACAGGAAAAATTTGAAGTTGCACTACGCGACGCTTCGGCGATTGACATCGTGAACAACTTCGGCGCAGCGTTCAACGCGGCGCGAGTAATAACGCTTCTTCGTGAAGCATTGACCGACGAAGTAATGGCGCGGGTATTTATGCCTTTGATGAACACAAAGGTAGGCTTCCGCACCGACCGCGACGGCAAGCCCGACAAGCAAGGCCGGGTAAAGCCCCTCTACGACGTTCCCACCGTCCGCGACGCGATAATAGACGCCGCAATAATTGGGCTTCTTCCGACCGGGAACCAGTTTAACATCATTTCCGGCACGATGTATCCGACGAAGGAAGGCTATACCGTCCTTCTTAAAAAGATAGGCGCGAAGTACGTTATCGACGTTCAGCAAGACCGCAGCCAAAACCCCGCCTTCGCGGAGTTCCCCTGCAAAATAACCTATTCCTACAACGGGGAGAAAAACAGCCTTACAATTAACGCCACCGTCCGCCGCGACCAATACAGCAGTAACGACCAACTGCGCGGCAAGGCGGAACGACGCGCTAAGAAGGCTCTCTACGAATACCTTACGGGAACGGACTACGGCGAAGCCGACGAAACGAGCAGCCGTCCTAACGCGGTAATAGATACCGTCGCCGTGGAAATTTCCGAGAAGGGCAACGCCGGCCCTGCTATTGGCTTCGACGACGCCGAAGTAGCCACCGTAGAGGAAGCAAGCGCACCCGCAGCAGCTCCCGAACCCGTGGCGGCACAACCCGCCCCGGTTCAACCCGCAGAAGTTCAGCCCCAGGCCGCCCCGCAGACGGCCCCGGCATACAACGCACCAAGAAAGCCCAATTTCTAATGGTTCTTAGTGTTTTAGGTTCAAGTAGCAGCGGCAACGCCTACGTTTTGCAAAACGTGGGCGAAGCCCTGCTCATTGAAGCCGGGGTAAACTTCAAGAAGGTAGTAGCCGCGTTGGAAGGCAATATTTCCAAAGTGGTAGGCTGTCTTATATCCCACGAACACGGCGACCACGCCGGGCGAATTAACGAGGTATTGAACGCCGTTATTCCCGTCTACGCCACCCGTGGAACAATAGACGCCGCAAAGATAACGAGCGAGTGGAAGCCGCGAGTATTGGAACACGACGGCGAAGGCTACAAGGTTCAGACCCTCGGACGCTTCAAGGTTATACCGTTCGCCACCAAGCACGACTGCGCCGAACCCGTAGGCTTCTACATTTGGCACCCGGAAACGGGCGGCATATTGTTCGCTACCGATACCTACTACCTTCCCAACACCTTCAAAGGCTTAAACAACGTCCTTATAGAATGCAACTACGACCCGGAAATATTAGACCGAAACGTAGAGGAAGGCCGACTTATTCCCGCCCTTCGGGAGCGAGTGAGAGAAAGCCACCTAAGTATAGACACCTGTATAGGCGCACTTAAAGCCAACGACTTGAAGGCGGTAAATAACATCGTCCTAATACACCTGTCAAGCGGCAACGGCGACCCCGTAGGCTTCAAGGATAAGGTTTACAGGGCGACCGGGAAGCGGGTACACATTGCCGCCCCCGGACTTACTATCAACTTCAATAAAACGCCCTTCTAACCATGATAAAAGGCTTTAATTCCGAAACCGCGCCGCTTACGGAGTACGAGGAAAGCGTAATACTTCCCCTCGTCCTTCAAGGGCTAAGAACCAAGATAGGAAAAGCGAACGCAGTAACAAACCGTACCATCGTGCAGCGGCTAAACATAGCCGGACACACGACCTCAGAACCCCGGATAAGGAAAATTATAAACCATATCCGAATGACCGACTTACTACCGGGGCTTATAGCCACGTCCGGCGGCTACTTCTTAGCGACTTCGGAAGCGGAGTTATTGGACTACGAACAAAGCCTTATAGGACGCGAGGACGCTATAAAACAAGTTCGGTTAGCGATAGCCCGCCAACGGCGGATCCTATACAACGACGCCAACCGCCCGGACAAAGACAAACCCGAAATATTCTAAACCAATTAACAATTTGCCCAAATGAAGAAAATAGCATTATTCCGAAAGTCCGGCGAAACCGCCGACTTCGTAGACCGCTTCGACAGCGTGGAAGAAGCAAGCGACGCCGTGAAGGAAATCATCAACGAAGACGAAGACGCTACCGTATTCGACTTCTATACCGAAGAACAGGAGTACACCGACATCTGCGAGCGCGTGAAGTCCTACGCCGACGCTTGCGCCGTCTTAGGCATAGACAAGATGGACGAGAAGGCTATGAAGGCTTCCGGCTTCCGCCCCGACGAGATAGCCCGCCGTAAGTTGGAAACTATCACGGAAGCCCTTAACGAAGGTTGGCGGCCCGATTGGAACGACACCGACGAACCCAAGTATTACCCCTGGTTCTACATCAAGCCGGGCGCAGGGAAGGACGCCGAAGGGAAACCAAACGGCGCGTCTGCCGGGCTTGCGAACGCGAATACGTACCTCGCGGCTTCGGCTACGTCTGCGAGCATCGTCTCCCGGCTTTGCTTCCACGAACGCCGTACCGCCGCCTACGCGGGCGACACGTTCCGCGACCTATACGCCCAAATCTTAGTAGAAAAATTCTAACCCCACACCCTACATGACAAAGAAAGAATTAGCGGCGAAAGTCGCCGCAGCTTGCGCCGGAACACCGGCCCACGGCATTAACGCCGCCGTAACGGAAGAAGTGATAACAGCCACCCTCGGCGTAATTAAGGACGTCGTTTATTGCGGCGGCGAAGTAACCCTGCGCGGCTTCGGCACCTTCGGACACAAGAACCGAAAAGCCAAGACCGCCCGGAACATCAGCACGGGCGAAACCGTCCACGTTCCCGCCCGCGCCGTCGTCAGCTTCAAACCGGCCAAAGACTTCAACGTAGCACAGGACTAAGATGGAAGCACAGGAACGAATCGAAACCCGGAAGGACGAAATACGCTACCGCACGGACGACACCCGCCGGATGGTTGGCAAGTTCTTCGCGTCGAACGTCTTAAAAACGTGGTACGAAGACGTAATAGACGGCGAAACCGGGGAAGTTATAAGCATTGAACGGAAAGACTTGCTTTTTGAGGTTGGCAAGTACATAGACGAGCAAATCGCCCAAAGCATATCCTTCCACATTCAATGCGGCGATATTACCGACGTCGAAGTAAGCAACCAACGCCGAATAGCCCACCCGGATAAGCGTTACAGCCTTCTGCCCTTCAAGGCTACGGCCGTCATAGGGAACAAACGTAAAAGTTTCATTTTACAGGCACAGAGCGCGACCCTCGCTATTGAAGTCGTAACGGACTTCATAGAACTAAACTTTACTTCCCGCTTCGTGGTGGATAGCGTCAAGGCGATGCCCGGCTGCATAATTCTAAACGACCGCTTCCGCCGCGCCGTCGAGGAAGTGGAAGGGGGCAACGAAGCCGGGGAAGAAACCCCGGACGGAGAGGAAGCCCGCGACGATACGAAGTATTACCGTATTGAAGCGGACATCGTAGCCAAGCGCGAAGACGACGAAGACGAGCCGCGCCCGTCGTCCTACGACTTCATTGTTAAGACCCGCGACATCGACACCGCGAAGGCGGTAATAACGGCGTGGCTTAACACGCAGCTCAAGAAGGAAGCCGAGAAGGAAGGACGCGAAATTACAGCCTTTGAAGTTTCGCTTACGTCCGCGTCGCCCTTCAACCTTAACGCGATTATACCCTACGCCTTCTGCGCCGCCTACAAGGAAGTGGAGAAGTTGGAAGTAAAACCCTAATAACAACCGGGGGCGCGTCGCCTTACCCAGTAACGCGCCCCCATTAAACCAACCGCTATGAGCCAAGACAGCATAGTTATTTTTCGTTCCTACATAGACGCGATAGCCGAGCTTCCGGCGGAACTTTATAAGGAAGTTTCGCGGGTTCTTTACGCCTACGCCTTCGACGGAATAGAGCCGGGCGACGAGGCAAGCCCGACGGCCCGCGCCTTATTCATAGCGTTAAAGTCGCAGATAGATTTTAACGTAGCGAGGTACGAACGCGCTGTTAGGAACGGCAGCAAGGGCGGCGCACCCAAAGGCACCCGGAACAACCCCAACGGAAGGCGCGGGAAAAGAACTAACCAAGAACTAACCGAAACTAACCAAGAACTAACCAACCCCGAAAAATTAGTTATTTCGGACGTTTCGGGCGTCGAAGCCGTGGAAATTTTGCCGGAAGGCGAAGAAGAAAATACGCCAAATTTGCCAAAAATTCGCCGAAAAGGGTTTGTTAAAACTAACCAAGAACTAACCCAAAACAAACCGAGAACTAACCAAGACGGCGAAAAAGAACTAACTGACGCCAAAGAACTAACCTTAATCAGTAATCAGTTATCAATAAATAATTATGTTGTAGTAGATAATGCGCGCGAGGTTAGTTTTTTGGATAAGTTCTTTGCACCCGAAAACCAATATAGTTTAGACGTCCTTTGTATGCAGAACAGCACGGACGTAGAAACCTTAAAGCAATACGCCAACGAAATAATAGCCGAGTGGCAACTGCGCGGCGTGGAACATACCGAATACAAGGCCGCCGCCCAGCACTTAATAAATCATCTTCGCCGGAAATTTGAAGCCGACCGCCGCAGAGCCAGGGAAGACGCCGCCGCGCCAAAAAGCCGCAGACAAGCAAGACAGGACTTAATGCAGGGGGCCGCCGAACGCATGGCCCGCGCAATAAAGAGCGACGGAGCCGCCGCAAGTCCTTCGACCGCCGGAGATACCGAACCCTTCTAATTCTAATAATTCAGTGATATGGAAATGTTACCTTCAAACCGCCGCCCGGACAATTCCGGGGCATTGGCGAAGACAGACCCCCGCGCCTTAGCCGTCCGTCAGCAGTACGGCGACCTTCCGCAGCTTTGCAAGACGTTCGGAGTATCGGCACAGAGATACTGCGCCAAAAACGTGGAAAAGGCGGTACGTTCCGGCGTTCCTACCTTCGCCGTCATAGTGAGAACCTACGGAGAAGACGGCGTAGCCGGACTTATAGGCTTGCACATTACCGAAGCAATTCTACGAATGGGAGAAGACCTGGACGTAGACGAATACGACGTAGACTTTATAGCCCACGCCATTTGTGAAAGTGAACGCTTCCGGCTTTTGTCGATGGCTTCTATTCTTCGCTTCTTCCATCTTTTGAAGTGTGGCGAGTTCGACATCTACGGCAAGGTAACGCCCCGGAAGGTGTTAGAAGCCTTCCGCAAATACGCCATAGACCAACAGGCGAAGGAAAACCGAATAGCCTACGAAATGGAGAAGGAACGACAGGAACAGGAGCGCGAGGAAGCCCGGCGTAACGCCGTACCGTGGGAGGTTTGGGCGGAACGTCAAGGGATAGACCCCTCAATAGGCTTCCACGGGTGGATGGCGCAGAAATTCAAGGAAACGACCGAATACGGGAAGAAGAAGGCTACCGCCCTTCTTTTCGTGGAGGCCTTAGAAAACCTCGTAAGAATAATAAACTTCATAGCCGACTATATGAAAAGCGAGAAGCAGACCAAGCCCAAATAACGCCGCGAGAGCCACGGAAACGCCCCAAATTCCGCGCTTCGACCCTTTGGCGTGTAGTTGAAGGGCAGTAAGGAATAAAACGCCTACAAAGCAAAATAAACAACCATTTCACAATGCAGAAAAAGAAAATATATATTTCAGGCCAAATCAGCGGCTTAACGCGCCCGGAATACGTCGCCAACTTCTTAGAGGCGGCCCGGCTTCTTAACGCACAGGGCTACGACGTAGTTAACCCGCTATTCAACGGGGTAGACGCTACGCAACCGTGGCAAGTTCACATGAAGGCGGATATTAAGTTATTGCTTGATTGCGACGCGATTTATATGCTTCCTAATTGGGAAGTCAGCAACGGGGCGACCTTAGAACGTGAGATAGCGAAGACGTTAGGGCTTGAAATAGTCTATGAGCGTCAGCCCCAACACCGGGATATTAAACACGCCATTTATACGGCTATGTCCGTACCCTTCAAAGTCATTGCGGCGGACAGCCGGGAGCGTTGGCACGTTTTCGCCCGGATGATATACGCCCACCATTGCAAAAAACGCGGAGTAACAACGCAGGAGATAGCCGAGGAAACTCGCCACGACACCTCGACAATTCACTACTATTTGCGCCGCTACGAAAGCGAATACAAATATACGCGAGAGTTCCGCGCAGCCGCCGAAAAAGTGGCTACGCTATTGAGTAAAAAGTTAACTACGCCTTCGGACGTATCACTATAAGACGAAATGAGCGAAAAAGGTATAACCGTCCTTAGCCTGTTCGACGGGATGAGTTGCGGACAAATTGCGCTTAGGGAAGCCGGAATCAAGGTAAATAAATACTTCGCTTCCGAGATAGACAAACACGCCATAAAGCAGACACAGCACAATTTCCCGGACACCGTGCAGCTCGGAAGCGTTACAGGAGTACGCGCCGCAGACCTTCCCCACATAGACCTCCTTATAGGCGGTTCGCCCTGTCAAGGGTTCAGTTTCGCCGGGAAGCAGCTAAATTTTAATGACCCCCGAAGCGTCCTTTTCTTTGAATACGTCCGTATCCTTTGGGAGATACAGGAGTATAACCCCGGCGTTCTTTTCCTACTTGAAAACGTCCGTATGCGCCGGGAGTGCGAACAGGTCATAACCGAACAATTAGGGTTAGAACCCGTCGTAATAAATTCCGCCTTAGTTTCGGCACAAAACCGCGTCCGGCTTTATTGGACTAACATACGGACACGGGAAGAAGCAAACCTTTTCGACACAAAGGTATTTACCGACATACCGCAGCCGGAAGACCGGGGCATCTTCATACGGGATATTTTGGAAGACGACGTACCCGAAAGTTACCAATACAGCGAAGCCCGGAAGCGGAAACTTTTAGGGCACCGCAAACGCCAACAGGAGAAGGGCAATAACTTCGGCGTCATTCCACGGCGTCCCGACGAAAAAAGCACGACTTTAAGAGTAAGCGGGCGCGGACTTGACACCGGGGTATTAATCCCAGGCCCGCGCTGCGTAGCAGTCCGGGGAAGGTTCAACCCGGAAACAGGACGGAACGAGCAGACGGCGGAACTACGCGAAGACGGTAAAACTAACTGCCTTACAAGTGTGGAAAAAGATAACCTTTTGCTTGAAACGGTTTGTTTGACAACCCGCCGGACGGAATACGGCAAGGCCATACGCCGCCAATACGAAGCCGGGGAAATACAGGAGAGCCGCCACAACATGACGGAATTAGTACCCCGGACGGACGGCAAATCGAACACGTTAACGACGGTTCAGAAAGATAACCTTATACTTCAACTTCCCCACGGGTTCAACGCCGGGGCGGTATTCCGGGAGAAGGCCCCGACCGTAACCTCAAGCCGCTACGAAGCCAATAACTTAGTATTGACCCGCGAAGTAATACAACTTAACCCGGACACGGAAAGCAACGGGCGACAGCCATACCAACAAAATCGGGTTTATTCCGTCGATGGCATAAGCCCCGCCCTTTGTTCCGCCCACGCCGGACACGCGCCGACCATTCTAACCGCCGACGAGGTTCTACGATGCTTTACCCCTACGGAGTGCGCCCGGCTACAAACTATTCCCGATTGGTACGAATGGAAGTGCAGTAAAACCCAAATATACCAGATGCTCGGCAACGGGTGGACGGTAGAAGTAATTAAACATATTTTCTCATTCATAAACACCGAAAAATTATGAGCATTAAAGACAAATTCGCGGCGTTGCTTCGCCGATGGGCTTCCAAGTTAAGCCCGGAAAAAGACAACTTCAACCCTCCAATGAAGAATAGCCTTTACCTTCCTTCGCCCTTCGGGTTAAGCCGCTACGAAGTCCGCCGCGTTGCTATTGCTTACCGTATTCCCCGGCGTGAGGAAATGGAAGCGCAGGAAGCGAAACACTACGGAATCCCCGACGCCTATAACCGCTTATGCGACGAATACAAAAAGCGCATAGTTCACAGCATAGTAGCCGCCATTTGGGAACACGGGCTATTAGACTATACCGAGAAACGCGACCCCGACACGGACGAATTACAGATAAGCGGAAGCCTATACGTCGGAATCCGCGACGACCACAACAACAATACTAACCTCTTCAAAGACTAACAGCATGAAGAAAAAATTAGCCGCGCTTTTGCGCCGTTGGGCCTACGCCCTGCACCCCGAAACACCCGCGACCCTTCCGCCGGGCTACCAAGTGGCTAAGTTAGTTAGCCGCGAGAACTTCCCTCTTGAAGACGGCACGATGCCAACCCCGGAAATTCACAGCCTTATAAGGGGTGGACTTGAAGCCGACGTATTAGAGCAAGTCATGCAAGGCAACTATATAAGAAGCCGCGCCGACATTGCCTCCGTACCGGGCGGCTTAGTCGAATACGAAGCAAGCCTTTACGTCGGCTTCATACCCAAGAAAAAGAAATAACCATTACCCATAACAAAACCAAAGGACTATGTTAAAAGTAGAATTTGTCGGACACATAGGATCCGACGCGGAAATTAAGGACTTCAACGGGAAGCGTTACATCGCCTTCAACGTGGCGACTTCCGAGCGTTTCAAGGACGCGCAGGGCAACCCGGTAAGCCGGACGACGTGGGTAAGTTGTCTAAAACCCGGCGACGGCGCGGTAGTCAACTACCTCAAGAAGGGAACACAGGTTTACTGCCGTGGCAACCTTTCCGTAAAGACCTATACAGGACGGAACGGCGTAGAAGCCGGGATAAATTGCACCGTTTCCGAGTTGGAACTGCTCGGAAGCCGACAGGACGCGCAGCAGAACCAACAGCCGGGCGCAGCTTCCCAGCTCTACGGCGCGGGCAGCTACGGAAGTGGCTACGGAACGACCCCCGGCGGCTACCCCGCGTTTGGCCCCGGAAGCGACGAAGCACCATACTAAACCCATAGAACGATGATGTTAACTTTCAATGTACAAATTACGGAAGGCATTATTTACGACGCTATTAACGGCGCGGTAAAACAATGCCTTCCGGCATTGGCCCGACAAATAGCCGGAGCAGATGCAGACGAGAAACAAACGGGCGAACTTATTGCTTCCTCTTCCTTCGAGATATTGAGAAACGGCAAGCCTTTAACCGTCGAGAAAATCCGCGAAGTAAAAGATAAGCCGCTAACCCGCGCCGTCAAGTATAGCGCAGTTGTAACCGTAGGCGGCGTAACCGTTACGATTGGGATATGAACACGAAAGAACACTACCCCGACCGAACCGTAACACTTCTTCCGGGCGACGAAATAACGGCGACGTATATAAAGCCGAAGGACGACCCGTTTAGCCCGGCGACACTAAAACGCCTGTTCGGGTGGACTAACGGGCAACGCTATATAGGGCGCGTCCGGGAAGAAGCACCACGCCGGGGAGTATGCCCCGAAGGTAGGTTAGTCGTGGACTTATATACGAACGACAAGCGTAGGAAGTTCCAATGTACCCACGTCGTCTATAACATTGAATTGCAGATAGCGAAAGGCGAACTTACCGACCTTCGCTATAAGCCGAACCCAAGCCCCTCGTTATTCGACTATGAACGCTAAACAATTTTTCGACAAAGTAGTAGAACTCCGGGCGACGCAACGCGAATACTTCCGTACCCGTTTGCCGGAAGTTCTACGAAAGTCGAAGGCGATAGAAGCCGAGATAGACCGCGAAATAAAGCGGGTGCAGCAGATAGAAAAAGACCGGGCAAGAGCCGAAGCCGAACGACAGCAAGGCTCGTTATTCCCCGATAGTTAAGAACCCACAAAAACAGCCAAGAATGGAAGAAAAAGAAAAAACTTGCGCTACTTGCGCCTTCTTCAACAGGCGAATAGGCGACTTTGGCTATTGCGTGAATAAGAACGCAAGTATATACGTCGCAGACACAACCGCAGACGCTCCCGCCTGTCGTTTGCATACCCCGGAAGACGAACCCAAGAACCCCGACTAACTATGGCACTAATAACAAAGAACTGCGAATATTGCGGCCGGCCCTTCCAAGCCGATACCCGCAATTTAGCGCGGGGTTGGGGGAAGTGTTGCAGTAAGTCCTGCGCCGCTTCCCTTCGGGAGAGGTCAGCCGCCCAAATAGGTACGACGCCGAAGCCCCGCCTTACCTACGACGAATTGGTAGCAAGAGCCAACGCAGAGCCGACGAAGGCGAAGCCCCGGCACATAGAAAGCAACCTACAACGGAATTGCTTTACCTGGTTCCGGCTTCAATACCCACGCCTTCGGCTATTGCTTTTCGCCGTACCTAACGGCGGCTTCCGCAATAAACGGGAAGCCGGGATAATGAAGGCGGAAGGCGTTACGGCGGGCGTGGCGGACGTGATACTATTGAAACCTTCCGGCGGCTACGCTTCCCTTTGCGTCGAGTTCAAGACCGAGGACGGCACACAGAGAGCCACACAGAAGGAATGGCAGAAGGCCGCCGAAGGCGCGGGTAACAAATACGTCATCGTCCGCAGCTTCGACGCCTTCAAGGAAGAAGTAGAAAAATACTTATCTTTGTAGCCTATGGACAAAATAGACCTTACCACAATTCCCGACGAGTTCAAAGAACTACTTCGGACGAAGTTAAAGAAACAGGACGACGCCACCTATAACGAAGCCCTAAGCCTTTACGGGCGTAATTTATT